ATAAAATTGATCTTGTTGAAACAGATAAATTAATACCTTATCATAATAATCCTAAAGAACATCCGACAGAACAGATAGATAAAATAGCGAGCAGTATTAAAAATTATGGATTTGTGCAGCCGCTGGTCATAGATACAGATAATGAAGTTATAATAGGGCACGGCAGGTTAGAAGCGGCAAAGAAGTTAGGATTGCAAAAAGTATCGGTTGTAATAAAAGATGATCTAAATGATGCGCAAATTAAGGCGTTAAGAATAGCGGATAATAAAGTCGCAGAAAGTGGATGGGATCCCGAAGCGTTAGAAATTGAGTTTGAACAGTTAGGTGAGGAATACACAGGTTTTGATCAGGAAGAATTAGAAGATATAATGGCAGATTTTAATGATGAAGTTCAAAGCAAAGAAGATTTATCCGGCGAAATAAGGGAAGAATTTCAGGTTATAATTAAATGTGAAACAGAAGCAGAGCAGGAACAATTATATTATCAATTAACCGAGGAGGGTTATCATTGCCAGGTTTTAACATTGTAAAAAAAATTGAGCCAGAAGAAACGTTCAGGGTTTCAAGCGTTAAAAATGCTTTTGATTTAAGAGTTGAACAAGTAAAAGAAAAGTTTGAAGGAAGTATAGATATAGAAGATAAAAAATGGAATATAGGTTTAATTGTTGGCGGCAGCGGTTCAGGTAAAACGACAATAGCTAAAGAAGTATTCGGGGAAAAATATATAACGTCATATGAATATAATGCGCCTAGTGTTATTGATGATATGCCGAAAAATAAGTCAGTAAAAGAAGTAATAAAGCAGTTTACAAGTGTTGGCTTTGCAAGCCCACCCTGTTGGTTGAAACCTTATCACGTTTTAAGCAATGGTGAAAAGATGAGAGCCGATTTAGCACGCGCGCTTTTGGAAGAAAAAGATATTGCGGTATTTGATGAATTTACATCAGTTGTTGATAGGGATGTCGCAAAAACTGGAAGTTATGCTGTAAGTAAAGCGGTCCGGAAGTCTGATAAAAAGTTTATTGCAGTGGCTTGTCATAAAGATATTATAGATTGGCTTGAACCTGATTGGATTTACGACACTGATCAGAAAAGATTTTTTTTTATGAAGAAACAGAAAGACCAAAAAGGCCAGCAATTGAACTTGACATATACCGAACTGATAACTCTATTAAAAAAAAAATATGGGAATTATTTAAAAAATATCATTATTTAAATCACGAACTTCATCAAGCAGCAGAGCAGTGGGTAGCAGTTTGGAAAGGTAATTTAGTTGCTCACACTGGCATAATGCAATTCCCTATGAGAAAGGGTTGGAAAAGGGTTCACAGATTAGTTGTGTTGCCTGATTTTCAGGGAATAGGAATAGGAACTAAATTTATAACAGAAGTCGCAAAAGAATATATAGAAAACGATTGGAATGTCAGTTTGATAACTACAACACCCGCATTAGTGCATAGTTTGAAGCTTCATAAAAATTGGCCTCTTGTCAGATATGGAAGGGTTACAACAGATATGAATAAGATGAAAGATTATATAGATGCCATGGGTGGAAGTAAAGATCCGGAAAAAAATAAGGAATGGTTTAAAAATAGCAGTTCAAGGGGGCGCATTACTTATTCATTTGAATACAGTAAAAAAGATTAATTAATGATAACCGTTATAATAAAAAAGCAGGAAGTTAGTTTTATTTGGGGGTGGTGATGATGTAGATGGAATATAAATATCATAAATATATTGATGAATATTTAAACAAAATTGTGAACGAAGAAATCCCGGCCTGTAAAGAATTAAAGCAGGCTATGAATTATATAAAAAATAAACTTGATGATCCGGATGTTTATATTGATAGTGAAAAAGTTGACCAGGCCGTTAGAATAATAGAGAAATACTTTGATTTTAAGCTCCTAGATTGGGAACTTTTTATAATTGCGTTGGTACATGTTTATTATAAATCAAACAATGATATTGTATTCGATGAATTTTTCATAATGATGGGCCGGGGGAACGGAAAAAACGGTTTTATATCTTCCCTTATATTTTATTTGTCTACACATTATCACGGTGTCGAAGGTTATAACATTGATATTGTTGCAAATAATGAGAGTCAGGCCAAAACAAGTTTTTTTGATGTTCATAAATTACTGGAAGGTTATGCGAACAAATTAAAGCATTTCTTTTATTGGTCAAAGGAAAAAATAACTAATTTGAAAACTAATTCTTATATCCAATATAATACTTCAAATGCAAAAACAAAAGACGGGAAAAGAACAGGGTGTCTGGTATTTGATGAGATCCACCAATATGAAGATTATGAGGATATAAAAGTTTTTACTTCCGGCTTTGGAAAAAGAAAACATGCCAGAACTTTTTATATCACCACAGACGGCTATGTCCGTGGTGGAGTTTTAGATGATTACAAGAATATGGCAAAGCGCGTTCTTGATGGCGAGATTGATGAACTTGGCTTTCTCCCACTAATTTATAAAATAGATGAGAAAAAAGAAGCAGAAGATGAGGATATGTGGATTAAGGCTTGTCCTTCTATTAGGGATTTTCCTGAACTGTATAAGGAAATGAAAAAAGAAGCAGTTAAAATGGAATACCAACCACATATAGCCCAAGAATTTTTGACAAAAAGAATGAATATGCCAGTAAAGGATAATTTTACAGTTGTAGCTCCTTGGGGAAAAATACTTGCAACAAATCAAAAAATACCTCATATGGAACTAGAGGGAAAAGGATGTATAGGTGCTATTGATTATGCTCGAACAACAGACTTTGCTAGCTGTGGATTGCTCTTTAAGTATAAAGGAAAAAGATATTATATTGAACATACTTTTGTCTGTCATAAAGCACTCGAAATGGAAAGCAGAAGTATAAAATTCCCCGTAAAAGAAATGGAAGAAAAGGGGTTAATAACGATAATTCATAAAGATGCTATCGGTGCTGATGATATGTCAGGTTGGTTCTTGGAGCAAGTTAAAAAACATAATTTCAACATAAAAAATATAGTAGCTGATAGATATAGGTACAGTTTATTAGAATCTGAATTTGAAAAAAAAGGGTTGCCGATCGATAATGTTCCTTCCGGACCGCGAACACATGCAAAAGTTGCGCCGTTGCTTGAACAATTATTTGCAGAAGAAACTCTTGTATTTGGTGACAATCCGACAATGAGATGGTATACAAATAATACTTACGTAGAAGTTAATAATAAAGGTAATACCACTTATAAGAAAATAGAACCGAAAACAAGAAAAACTGATGGTTTTTTTGCTTTAGTGCATGCATTAACACAAGATAGAAAATTACAAGAAAATAACAATGTAATGGATTTTGAAATTTATACGTATTAGTTCCGAGGAGGTGAAATATGATAATTTGGGATTGGTTTTTAGAACAATTTAATAAAGATGATAACACGCTTGAATTAGATGCATTTGTGGGAACGATAGCAGCAAAAGTTTATTATAAAGAATTAGCAATTCAATCAGCAGTTAATCTTATATCAAATGTGGTTTCCCGGAGCGAATTACAGACTTTTGAAGAAGGAAAAGAAGTGAGAAAAGATAACTATTACCTTTTTAATGTTGAGCCGAATCCTAATAAATCTGCTTCTAAATTTTGGCGTGATGTAATCAGTAAATTAGTTTATAATAACGAGGTATTAATCATTCAGCAAGGCGGATACTTTTATTGTGCTGATAATTTTGAAACCAAAAGATTCGCCTTTAAGGAATACATTTATGACAATATTGAGATAGATAATTTTGGGTTAAAAGGTGTCTATAATGAGTCGCAAGTGCTGCATCTAGAACTTCATAATAAGAGGATCAGTAAAATAATTGATAATTTAAATAAAGATTACGGCAAATTGATTGAGGTCAGCCAGGCTAATTTCAAGAAAAATAATTCCCGAAAATTAGGAATAAAAGTACCAACAAATTATCCGGAAACAGATCAGGCACAACAGAAATTAAAAGATCTATTCCAAAACAAGTTTAAGGAATTCTTCGAAGCAGAAGGACCGGCAATTGTTCCGCTTGTGAATGGTTTAGAAGTTGAAGAATTAAAATCTAATATAGGTGTGAAGGGTGGTTCTGACAATAATCAGATCAGGGCATTTATTGATGATATATTTGATTTTGTTGGGATAGCATTACAAATACCACCGGTGATCTTAAAAGGTCAGGTTGCCGAAAGCGGTGATGCTTTTAATAATTTTATAACTTACTGTATTAATCCTTTAGCTGAATTGATAGAAGATGAAATTAATCGAAAATATTATAAAAAAGCTGCTTATCTTAATAATACTTACTTGAAAGTCAATACAGCAAATATCAAAGCGGTAGATATTAAAGATATAGCAGGAGCATTAGAAACCTTATTCAGAATAGGCGGATATAGCATTGATGATGTATTAAAGAAATTAGGGCAAGAGCCTATTAATGAAGAATGGAGCCAAGCTAGGTGGGTTACAAAGAATTATGAACGAGCTGAACAAAGATATGAAGGTGGTGGAGATAATGAATAATAGATATTTAGTTAATATTTTGAAAGGGGGTGACTTATTTGAATAAAAAAGAGTTGCCCAAAGTTGAAAAAAGACTTGAGATTAAAAACGAAGTAGAAGA